ACAGCTATCTGGAGGTTGAAGAGTACGGCGGCGTTCGCGTGCCGAAGAAGCGCGCGCTGGTCATTCCGGCGGCGCAGAAAGTCAACAGCTACGGCAACCTGCCGAAGGGGACAGTGCAGCGCCTTCTTGCTCGCAAGGATACGTTCTCGGGTCGCGTGCATGGGCAGGGCGGCATCTGGCAGCGAACTCGAGGCGGGCTCAAATTGCTGATCGCTTGGGAAGATCGCGCGACGTATCGCCCTCGCTTCGGCTTCTATGACACCTGCCGCATGGCGGCAGAGCTGCATTTCCCGCGGCGCTTCGAAGCCGCCTTCAGTCAGGCCCTTGCAACTGCCCGATGACCTCGGGTCCTTCCGGGGAATCGGCGACCCGCGGGTCTTTCGCGCGCGCGGTCTCTTTGGGTGTGTGAAGCAAAACCGACCTTGGTGTTTTCGTTTCTGTTGTTGGCTCCAACATGGAACCCCATGAAATCGCAGCGCTGATCGAGCGCTTTCCCCTGCCTGCCGGCGTGCCGGATGCTGTGCTGAACAAGCGCGAGCTGTCCGACTTTTTCGGCATTTCGCTGCCCACGCTAGACGCGTGGATAGCGGACGGCTTGCCGGCGAAGGTCGAGGGCACGAACGGACGGCAGTGGGAGTTCCAGGCGTCGGCCGCGTGGGCCTGGAAATGCAATCGCGACGAAGGCGACCGTATCAAGAGCACGGAAGCGCAAGCGGCGATTGCGGCCATGCGCCTTGCGCTGATCGGCGGCAAGTCCGGCAACTCGATCCAGTCACTGCCGCCGAAAGAGCGCCAGCAGCTCTATGACGTTGAGGCGTCTTATGAGCGTCTGAAGCGCGAGCGACATCAGTCGCTCGATCGCGACGAAGTCAGCCACGTCTTGAACGATTTGCTGCGGATGGTGCGCGACGGCGTGTCTGCGCTTCCCGACACGCTGGAGCGGGTCGCGAGCCTGGACGGCAAGGCGGTCTCGGCCACGATCGAGGCGTGTGATGAGCTGCTTGAAGAACTCGAAAGGGCGATTGTCCGGTTCTTTGCCGACCGGCCGATCGTCACTCGCGAAGAGCGGACCGACCTGTTCAACTGATGCTCGACGTTGAACGCTATCTCGGGCCGCTGTCGGTTCCGTCCTACCCGGATCCCGGCAAGATGCTGATAGATGCGCTGCCGGCACTTCGTCCGCCGCGCCGTATCACCGTCCCGGATTGGGCCGAACAGGACCGCCGCCTGCGGACGGCGACCTATAACGGCCCGTGGCGGAACAACTTCGCGCCGTACATGGTCGAGCCGGCGCGCATGACGACAAGCCGGAAATACCGGGCCGTATCCTTCTGCGGTCCGGCGCGCGCCGTGAAGAGCGATGCCTTGGTGCTCAACGTCATGGGCCATCGCGTCGTCTGCATGCCTCGGGCGATGAAGATCATCTGCCCCACCCAGGACGCCGCCCGGCAATTCAGCCGTGAGAAAATCGCGCCAATGATACGAGCGACGCCGGCGGTCCAGGAGCGCCTGGCGAAAGTCCGCAACGCCGACAATCTGCATGACAAGCTGTTTGAAGGCGGCATGTCGGTGCGGATCGCGTGGCCCGTCATCGGCGAGCTTTCCATGCTCGAAATCGCCGACATAGTCGTCACCGATTTCGACCGGATCGAGAACTCCGAAAATGTCGACGGTGAAGGCTCGCTGTTCGACCTGGCACTGAAGCGGACGCAAACCTTCGGCTCCCTCGGCATGGGGATATTCGAGAGCTCGCCGGGACGCCCGGTGCTCGACGCGGAATGGAAACCATCGACTCCGCACGAAGCGCCACCATGCACGGGCATCCTTGCAATCTTCAACAGGGGCACGCGCGGCAAAGTCTACTGGCAGTGCCCGCACTGCCATGAGCCATTCCAGCCCTTGTTCAGCGCCTTGCGCTGGGATCGCAAAGCGACACCGGGAGAGAGCGCCAAGACCGTCGTGATGGTGTGCGAAAACGGCCATGTCATCGGCCCGGATCGCAAGCGAGACCTGAATGCCGCATCATTCTGGTTGCATGAGACCAACAATGGCGAGCTTGCCGAAATCGACGATGCATCCGTGCGCGACACGGACATAGTCAGCTATTGGTGCGAAGGCCCAATCGCTGCAATCCAGAGCTGGGAACAGCTCGTATTGCGGTACGAACAGGCAGTCGAGGAATTCGAACGCACCGGCGACGAAGGAAGCCTAAAGGGCACGATAACTCTCGACCAGGGCCGGCCCTACCTTCCGCGGTCGATTTCGCTCGGCGACGGTATCGAGGAAGCTGCGCTGAAGGCGCTGTCGAAACCGTACCCGTTGGAGGTCGCGCCGACCGAAACACGCTTCCTGACGGTCGCCGTCGACGTGCAAAGCCATCGGTTCGTCGTGCATGTCGATGCCTGGGGATCGGGCCTGGAACGCTGGCTGATCGACCGCATGGAAATTGTCGCGCCGCCCGACGGTGCGCCGGCCTTGGGCAAGCGTGCTATCGATCCGGCACGGTTCTTTGAAGATTGGGCGGTGCTTCCGCCGCTCCTGGAGCGCAGTTATCCGATCGCCGGCACTGAATTCGCACTGCGGCCGGTTGCAATGATTGCGGACTCGGGCGGCGCTCCGGGCGTCACGGAAAACGCATACCGCTTCTATCGGGCACAGAAGGCTGCCGGCAACGGTCGCCGGTTCTATCTCGCGAAGGGTCAAGGCGGTCCTGATCGCGACCGCGTGCGCTACGCCGAGCCAGAGAAGATTCTTCAGAAGAAGAAGATGCGGCAGTCCGACGTTCGGCTTGTGTACGTCGGAACGGACAAGCTGAAGGATGAAGTCACTCTCGGGCTGACACGAAAGGAGCCCGGCGCCGGCGCAATTCACCTTTCCGACCGGCTCGACGCTCGCGTGTTCGCCGAGCTTTGCGCGGAGGTTCGGACGGCGACCGGATGGGAACGCCGGAAGATGGGCGTGCCGAACGAAGCGCTCGATTTGGCCGTGTACGGCAAGGCGCTCGTGATCGTGCTTAAGGGCGAAAAGATCGATTGGTCACGACCGCCGGCTTGGGCCGCGCCGATTGGCGAGAACAGCTTCGCCGTTCGGAATGTCGCCGAGACAGTCACCGTTCCGCTCGCGGCAGCTCGCGCCCGCAGCCGGCGCGTACGATCAAGAGGGGTCCAGTGATGGCAGGAATCACTTTGGAGCAAGCCGAGGCGCAGCTTGCGCTTTGGCTGGAGGCGTCGACGAAGGTTGCCGCCAAGCAGTCATATTCGATCGCGGGTCGATCGCTAACGCTCGCCGATCTCTCCGACATCAATGCCCAAATCCAGTTCTGGGATGGGCAGGTCAAGAAACTCGCCCGTGCGGCGAGCGGGCGCGGCCGTGTCCGCTACGTGGTGAACCAATGAAAAGGGTTCGCGCCGCCCGGCCCAACGCGCTCGACCGTCTGATCGGCTGGTTCGCGCCAGGTCGCGCCGTCGAGCGCATCCGCGACCGGACCATGTTCGCGATGGTCACGGGCAACGGCGGTTACGCCGGCGGCAAACGCGACCGGCGTGGGACCAAGAACTGGCATCCCGGTGGCGGTTCGGCGAACGCCGACTTGCTGCCGGAACTGGCGACGCTGAGGGACCGCAATCGCGACCTGGCGCGCAATGTCCCGATCGCGACTGGCGCCATCGCCACGAAGAAGACGCACGTTATCGGCGAGGGCCTGACGCTCAACGCCATGTGCGACCGTTCCGTACTCGTAATCACAGAGGAACAGGCAGCGGACTTCAATAAGGCGGCGGAGCGGGAGTGGTCGCTGTTTTGCGCCGCGGCAGACTTCAGCGGCGTCCAGCACTTTTCCGACATGCAGTTCATGCTTTTCGGCGCGGTGCTCGACTCCGGCGATGTTGTGGCGCTTCGCCGCTACCGCGACCGGGGCACACGCTACTCGCTGCGCGTCCAGGCCATCGAGGCGGATCGCGTATCGAATCCGGGCTGGCGAGCCGATACAGACACGCTCGCCGGCGGCGTCGAGCACGATGCCGATGGCGTCCCGGTCGCGCTGCATGTCGCCGACCACCATCCGGGCGATTTGCGGCCGAAGGCGGCGACGTGGCGGCGTGTGCCACTGCGCTTCCTCGACGGCCGTCCGATCGTCCTTCATCTCTTCGATCGCCAGCGCCCCGACCAGGCGCGCGGCGTGCCGTACCTCGCGCCCGTAATCGAGATGATAAAGAGCCTCGGCGATTTCACAGATGCCGAGGTTCGCGGCGCACTGGTCGCGGCCATGTTCGCCGTCTTCGTCACGAAGTCGCCCGATGCGGATTCATCGCCGCTGCCGACATCCGAAGAGGGCGTCAACGGCAAGGATGAAATCGAACTCGGGTCCGGCGCCGTCGTCGACCTGGCGGACGGCGAAGACATCAAGATCGCCAGCGGCGCGCGTCCAAACCCGCAATTCGATCCGTTCATGACGGCGATACTGCGGCAGATCGGCGTGGCGCTGGAGCTGCCGTTTGAGTTGCTGGTCAAGCACTTCACCGCGTCCTACTCCGCGAGCCGGGCCGCGCTGGAGATGGCTTGGCACACGTTCCGCCGGCGGCGCAGCTGGTTCGCCCGCAATCTCTGCCAGCCTGTCTATGAAATGGTCATCGAAGAGGCCGTTGTGCGGGGATACCTCGACTGCCCTGGCTTCGATGACCCGCTGTTGCGTGCCGCATGGTGCAGGGCGTCATGGTCCGGCCCTGTCCGCATGTCGCTCAATCCCAAGCTCGAGGCGGAAGCGGACGAAATCGATGTCCGCAACCGCGTGAAGACCCGGCAGCAAGTCATGACCGAACGGACAGGGGGCGACTTCGATCAGAAGATCGAACAGGGCGCGCGCGAGCAAGCCGCGATCGACGATGCCTTCGGGCCTGACGAAAGGGCGGGGCCGGCTCCCACGAGAGAGCAACCGGAAAAGCCCGATCCCGATGAAGAAACGGAAGGTGACGACGAATGACCAACATCCTCCTGCATCTCGCCGATCGTGTCTTGAACCGTCCGCTGCTTATCACGCCGGACAAGGCGCAGGTCGTGCTCCAGGTGCTCGCCGGCAGGATCAACGGCCCCGACGCGAGCCGTTTCGAGGGCAGCAATTTCGTCGAGGATGAACCCGGCAAGTTTCGGGAGCGGCCGTATCGCGTCGCGGGCGGCGTAGCCGTCGTCACCGTCGTTGGATCGTTGATCAATCGCGGGGCATGGGTTGGCGCAAGCTCCGGCAAGACCTCGTACGAGGGTATCCAGTTCCAGTTGAAATCGGCGCTCAACGATACCGCCGTTCATTCCGTCATCCTGGACCTTCATTCGCCCGGCGGCGAAGCGGTCGGCGCATTCGAGACGGCGGCGATTGTCCGTCAGCTCGCGGCACAGAAGCGCACCGTGGCCGTGGTCAACGGCATGGCGGCGAGCGCCGCCTATGCCATTGCGTCGGGAGCCGGCGAAATCGTCACGACCGAAACAGGGGTGTCCGGCTCGATCGGCGTCGTGCTCTTGCATGCTGATTTTTCGCAGAACCTCGCAAACGAAGGGATCACGCCGACGCTGATCTTCGCCGGCGCGCACAAGGTCGACGGCAACCCGTTCGAACCGCTGTCGGACGCGGTGCGGAGCGACCTCCAGGCGGAAGTCAACGCCTTCTATGAGCAGTTTCTGAAAACCGTGGCGCTCGGGCGCGGATCGAGGATGACGATCGACATGGCGCGGGCGACGGAAGCTCGCACGATGATCGGCGACGGCGCGGTCGCCGCCGGCCTCGCCGATCGGCTGGGATCATTTGAATCGGTGCTGGCCGATCTCCAGCAATCCGCGGGCCGGGCAAAGGCGCCGGTGCGCTCAACCTCGAAAGGAAGGACCATGGAAGACAGCAGGGGCGCGCCCGCAGCCGACGCGGGCATTTCGCAGGCCGACCATCAGGCGGCGGTTGCTGCGGCAGAGAAGCGGGGCAGCGATACTGCGCAACAGCGGTTCGCGGCCATTCTTTCGGCGGACGCCATCAAGGGCGACGCGGCCCGCATGACTGCGGCGCTTGATCTCGCGACGAAAGCCCCGTCGATGGCCGCTGCCGACGTTGCGAGCTACGTTGCTGCCAACGTCGCGGCGTCGCCGGCGCCGGCGGCTACGACCGCCGCGGCGGTGCTAGCGAAGATGGACAAGGCCGCGGAAGGCGTGACCTCTACCGTCTCGGCCGAAGGGACGGCCGGCGAGCAGCCGGCCGCGACCGCGGCAACGCCCGAAGGCTGGGCCGCCGAATGGGAAAAGAGCGACAAGCTGAAGGCGGAGTTTCCCACGTCTGCATCGTATGTCGCGACGAAGAGGCGCGACGCGGCCCGCGCCGCCTGACGCGGCACAGGAAACCAATGGCAGCGGCCGCTTCGCCGCTACTCTAGTGCACATTTGAGTACCGGCGGCGGCGCACGGTCTTGGGCCGCGACAACTTCTCAACCCTCAAGGAAAATTCCATGAAAAGGATCCTGCTTATTGCGGCGGGCATCGCCGCGCTTGCTCTAATCGTCACTGTCTGCTTGCTGCCGGAGGGCACGCATCTCGCATCCCTGATGCCTGACGCGGGTGTCGGTCTCGCAATGACCACGCTCGCGGCAAACAAGACTCGCGACTACCAGATGGGCGACAAGGAAGAATATCCCGTGATCGCCTCCGACATCATCTATCAGGGGGCGGCGGTCGGCGAGAACGGCTCGGGCTATGCCCGTCCCCTGGTGGCTGGCGATCCCTTCCTTGGCTTCGCCGAAGCCAAGGCCGACAACTCCGCTGGCGCGGCCGGCGCGATCAACGTCAACGTGAAGAAGCGCGGCAGCATCGTGTTGACGATTTCCGGATTGGCGATCACTGCCAATGACCGCGCCCTTGTATATGCGTCCGACGACGACACGTTCACGCTGACGGCGACCAGCAATTCGCTGATCGGGACCGTCTCGCGCTGGATTTCGACCGGCGTGGCCGTCGTCGAGTTTGACGCCGGGCTCACGTCCTGCACCGTCGCCGGCCTCGCGGCGCCGGCCTGACATATCCCTGTCCCTGCCGCGGCGTGATCCGTCACGCCGGCCCGGTTCTCCCGTTTTCTCGCGTCCCTTCACACGCCGGCTCGCCGGACTTCATCAACCTGCATCGAAAAGGGGAAGGTTATGCTTCCGCAGCAGTATCAGAAAATCACTACCAACGGCGTGCGCGGGATGATCCTCGCCCGTCTCGAAACCGGCCCTATCGCCTGGGTCGATGGCGTCGCGATGCGCATGACTTCCGACCAGGCGGTCGAAGAGTATGCATGGCTCGGCTCGGCTCCCGCTCTTCGCGAGTTCATCGGCGGTCGCACGCCGGCGGAACTGCGCGAAATGTCGTTCACCGTGTCGAACAAGGACTATGAAGGTTCGATCACCATCAAGTCGAAGGACATGCGGCGCGACAAGCTCGGCATGATCACGGTGCGGGTCAATCAGCTCGCCGACCGCGCGATGGACCATCCGGCGAAGCTCCTGTCGGCGCTGATGATCGCCGGTGAATCGACCGTCTGTTATGACGGGCAGTATTTCTTCGATACCGATCATTCGGAAGGCGACAGCGGCGTCCAGAGCAACGACATCACCTTCGACATTTCGGACAACGGCACGGGCGGCACTGCCATGGCTCCGAATGTCGAGACCGTCGCGCGTGCCATCCTCGCCGGCATCCAGCAAATCTATTCCTTCAAGGATGACCGCGGCGAGCCGATGAACCAGGGCGCCAACAAGTTCCAAGTGCATGTGCCGATCAGCTTCATGGGCGTGGCGCTGGAGGCGGTCACGTCGCTGCTGACAGGTGGCGGCAATACCAACGTGCTGCCCGCCCTGAAGGGCAAATTCGAAGTCGAAGTCGTGCCGAACCCGCGCCTGGCCTGGACCACGAAGATCGCCGTCTTCCGCACCGACGATGCTGCCAAACCCTTCATAGTCCAGGAGGAAGACATTCCGGACGTGGTGGCCCTCGGCGAGGGCAGCGAATACGAAAAGCTGAACAAGGAACAGCTCTTCGGCATCGATTGGACCGGCAACGTCGCGTATGCCTACTGGCAGCACGCCTGCCTTGTGACGCTCCAGGCCTGACGCCTCCACACACTCCGGCCAATCCCGATCCGCCCCCCTTGAAGGGGCGGATCGTGTGACCTGTCCTGGCAGCATTTCCCCCATCCTGCACGATGCTGCTTGGCCACGTCACCCCACGAAAGGAAAGGAAGGTTGTCATGCGATATCGAGTAGAAGGCGGCGTCGCGCATGTCGGAACGGACATGGTGCTGACGCTGACGAAGGAGCAAGCCGCAGCTCGCGCGCACGTTCTGGAGCGCGTCACCGGCGGCTATCGGCCGAAGGCGCCCGTCCAGTTCAAGGCCGGCGAGACGATCGGCCTGGACGTGCCGCCAGCGAACCTTCCGCGCAACCTCGCCGTCGTGCTCGTGCCGGCGGCGGGCGCGCCCAAGGTGGCTGATCCGGCGGGCACCAACGGCGGCGGTGGCACCGGAGGCACCGGAGGGATGCAGACATGAAGACGGTTTCCGTCACCTTGCTCACGACCGAAGTGCTCGACGGTGTTAAGCGCCGTCCGGGCGAAACCGTTCAGCTGCCGGAGAACCATCCCGTCGCCGTGAAGACGGCGGCGCTGGCAAAGCCGGCCTCGGCGCCGGCGGGACAGAAGAATGCCGGTCGAGACTGACGCCGATCGCGCCATTTTCGTCGATGACGACGATTTCGCCGTTCCGGTGTCGTGGGTTCACGCCGGCGGAACGGCGAACTTCTCGGCGATCTTCGACGCCGAGTATCAGCTAATCGCCTCGCCGTTCCTGGACGGCGGCGCCGAGGGGGCCGGCCCGCAAATTCTCGCGCGCAGCTCCGATATCCCGGCCACGGCAGCGCACGGCGATGCCGTGACTGTCAACGCGACGGCCTATCGCGTGGTCGAGTTCAAGCCGGACGGCACCGGCATGACCGTTGTCAGATTGCAGGAAGCGTGATGGCGCACGTCCGCAAGCAAATCCGCGACTGGCTGAAATCGAACCTGACGGGATCGGCTGCGGCCGGGAACCGCGTCTTCGTGCGGCGCACACTGCCGCTCGAAAAGAACCTGCAACCGTCGCTGATCATTGCCGTCCAGAACGAACGGTCGGCCGATGCGGCAATGGGAGGCACGCAACAGCGCACGATCGAGGTGCGGATTACGGCGTGCGTGAAAGGCGACTCCGAAGCGAGCGAAGACATGCTCGACGCCCTCGGCGTGTTCGTCGAGGAAAAGTTTGCCGACAACCCCGCGCTTGGGGGGCTGGCGGAAACCTATGAGTACCAGGCGACCGAATTCGCATTCAGCGGCGATGCGGAGCGGTCCTTCTGCACGGCCGCATTCACCTTCGCCGTGACGCTTTTCACCGATCGCGGCAACCCCGAAGCATCGCTCTAAAGGAGGGCTATCATGGCTGTTCATCACGGCAAGAACGGCAAGGTGAAACTTGCCACGAATGTCGTTGCCGAAGTCACCAAGTTTTCCGTCGCCGAACAGGTCGGCGATTCCGACACGACTGCAATGGGCGATACCGCCCAAACCCACATCGTAGGCATTCCCGGCTGGTCGGCGAAGATCGAAGGGAACTATGATCCGGCCGATACGAACGGGCAGAACGCCCTTACGATCGGCGCGTCAGTGACGATCGGTCTCTACACGGACGGCGATGCGAGCGGGAAGAAATACTTCTCCGGCACTGCCAGCGTCACCGCGATCAATCACGAGGCGTCCGTCACAGAGCGCGTCACCTTCTCGATCGACGTGAAGGGCAACGGCGCTCTGACTGTCTCGACGGTGGCCTGATGTCGGCGCTTCTGGAGCGGGCGAAGGCCCACTATGCCGCGTTGCCGCGGCACGAGCTGAAGATCCCCGAATGGGGCGAAGGGCCAAACAAGCCAGCCGTCATCACCTGGACGGAACTGACCGTACGCGACCAGGAGCGCATCTACGCTCCAGATGCCGAAGGCAGGGCGGCAAACGGCGGGATGATCCGGCTGCGCGCCGTGATCATCAAGGCTTGCGACTCCTCTGGCAAGCTCCTCTTCGACGGCATGTCGGAACACGATCTTCGTCATTCCGTCTCGGGCGACATCGTTGGGCGGATCGCCAACGCGATCCTCTACAACGCGCATCTCGTGACCAAGACGGGCGCGACGAAGCCGGTCGACAAGCAAGTCGACGACGCAAAAAACGTCTGAAGGCGGACCCGCGGCGCATGCTCATGCACGCGCTCGGGCTCCGCCTCGGCAAAACCCTCCAGGAAATCGAAGCCATCCCCTACCGGGAATTCGTCGATTGGGTCGCGTTCTTCGACCTGACGCCGGGAAGCTGACATGCGCGATCTGGAATTCGACATCAAAGCGCGGGACAAGACGGCGTCGGGGTTCGACTCCGCGCGCGCCAATGCGCGCGGCTTCAACCGCGACTTGGACCTGACGGCGCGGGGCTTCAACATTGCTGCGGCGGCGGGCAAGGCATTTGCCGCCGCGTTCACGCTGACAGCGGTTTCCGAATTCGGCCGCGTCGTGCGCCAGACGATCACGGACGCGGCCGATCTGGTCGACCTGGCGGACAAGGTCGGCGTTTCGACCGAAAACATTCAGCGCATGGTCTATGGCTTCGGTCAGGCCGGCGTCGCGGCAAGCGATATCGACCAGGTGCTCACGCAATGGTCGAAGCGGATCGGCGAGGCCTACACGAATGGCGGCCGTCTCGCTGAAATCCTGAAGGCGAACAATATCTCGCTGACGGACTCGGAAGGCCGGCTGCGATCGTCAGTCGACCTGATGCGCGACTATGCCGACCTGATCGCCAATGCCGGCAGCGACCAGGAGCGCATGACGCTCGCTACGGAAGCGTTCGGCAAGGCGGGCGACGCGATGGTGCTCGCACTGCGCGACGGCGCAGACGGCATGGATCGGCTGATGGCTTCCGCCGACGAAGCCGGCGGCGTGCTCGAAGATGAGCTGTTGCAGCGTGCGGCGAGGATCGATGACGAATTCAATCTCCTGTGGCGCAACTTCGAAACCGAAGCAAAGCGCGCGATCCTAAACGCCGTTGGCTGGCTCGACGATCTTCGCGGTCGTTTCGCCGAATATGAGAAGTCCCGCAACGCGGCGCTTCTCGGCGCGCAGGCCGGCGCGCTCGCGGGAACGAAGATCGAGGGGCCGACTTCCCGCCTGCCATCCCCCATCACTGAGCGGATCGACGACGCCTTTAATGCGTCCGCGCAAGCGCAAAATGAGGCGATGGCGCGGATGCTGCGCGACCGCTTCGCGCCGCGAACGGTCATCCCCGGCGGCGACGGCAGCGACCAGGCGACGCGCACGGCGTCTGCGGCAGCGGCTCGCGAACAGGAGAGCGCCTATCAGCGCGTGATCGAGCAGCTGGACGAAGAGCGCGCCATGATCGGGCTCAACGAGACCGACCAGCGCATACTTATCGAACAGCGTCGCGCCGGCGTCTCGGCTACCAGCGAGCAGGGACAGGCAATCGCAGCTCTTGTCCGGCAGATCGACGCCGAAACGGAACGTCTGAAGCTCCTGGAGAAACAGCAAAAGGCCGTCGAGGATGCGGCGAACGCGTTGGCGGGAAGCGGTCTGGACGCGGTTCTGTCGTGGGCGCAGGGCGCGGAATCCGCCGAAGAGGCGGCGCGCAGTCTCGCCAACGAAATCCTGCGCATGGTCGCTTATGCCGCACTTCTCGGCGAAGGGCCGCTTGCCGGCATTCTTGGGACAGGCAGCGGGGCCGGCTCCGGCGGACTGATCGGCATGCTGTTTAGCGGCATCTCCGGCGCTCGTGCCGAAGGCGGGCCGGTCGATCCATTCAAGACGTATCTGGTCGGAGAGAAGGGGCCGGAGCTTCTGCGCATGGGGAATCGGGCGGGCCAAGTCGTTTCGAACAGCGATGCGTTCGGCTCTACATCCGACTCCTCGGCGCAGCCCAGTGCACCGGCCAACATCTTCCACGTCAGCATCGTCACGCCCGATCCGCCGAGCTTCGCCAAGTCCAAGGGTCAGATCGAGACGATGCTGGCGCGCGCCGTCATGCGCGGCAACCGGGGGCTTTGAGCCGTGTCTTTCCACGAAGTCAGGTTCCCGGTCGATATCTCGCTCGGCGTCACCGGCGGACCGGAGCGCCGCACGGAAGTCGTGCCGCTCGCCTCCGGCAAGGAGGAACGCAACGCCGTATGGGCGAACTCGCGGCGTAAATACAATGCGGGCTACGGCGTCAAAACCCCGAACGACCTGCATGCCATCATAGAGTTCTGGGAAGCCCGCAACGCCAAGCTGCATGGCTTCCGCTGGAAAGACTGGTCGGACTTCAAGTCTGGTCCGCCGCAGTCGACCGTCGCGTCGGATGATCAGGCCATCGCCGTCGGCGACGGGGCGACGGCATCGTTCCAGTTGATCAAGACCTATGTGTCCGGCCCGACCTTCTGGACGCGCGTCATCAACAAGCCGGTCAGCGGCACCGTGCTTATCCAGGTGAATAGCGTCGACAAGATTGCCGGCACCCATTTCAACGTCGACTACACGACCGGCATCGTGACGTTCACCGGCGGCAACATCCCCGCCAACGGTCATGTGATCAAAGCCGGATTCGAATTCGACGTGCCGGTTCGCTTCGATACCGATCACCTCGCGTTGGCGCTGGCGCACGCCGGTGCCGGCGACATTCCTGACATCCCGATCGTCGAGCTGAAGCTGTGAAAACCGTTCCCTCTGGCCTTCAAGCCGCTCTCGACAGCGGCGCGACGACGCTTTGCACATGCTGGCGGATCGAGCGCGTCGACGGTCAGGTGTTCGGCTTCACGAACCATGACCGCACGCTGTCATTCGGCGGCGTCGACTATGAGCCGGACAGCGGCTTCACTGGATCGGAAATCATGGCGAGCATTGGCCTCGCCGTCGATAGCGCCGAGGTGCAGGGCGCGCTCTCTTCGGCCCGCATCTCGCATGACGATATCTCGCTTGGTCTTTGGGACAACGCAGCCTGCGAGGTGTGGCGCGTCGATTGGTCGAACACCGACAATCGGGTCATCGTCCGCAAGGGTTCGCTCGGCGAAATCAGCCGCGGCGATATCGCCTACGAGGCAGAAGTCCGCAGCCTTGCCCATGCGCTCAATCAGGAACAGGGCCGGACCTATGGCCGGCTTTGCGACGCACTGCTTGGCGATGCCCGCTGCGGGCTCGACGTGACCGGCTCGACCTACACGCATGCCGGCACGGTGATTTCCGCGCTCGACGACACGATTGTCACGGCAAGCGGCCTTGGCTCCTATGACGACGGCTGGTTCACGTCCGGGCTTCTCACCTGGACAAGCGGAGCGAATGCCGGGGCTCAGATCGAAGTGCGCTCGCATTTCATCGTGTCGGGCGCCGTGCAGCTCACGCTCTGGCAACGCGCGGCCTTGCCTGTCCTGGTCGGCGATCACTTCACCGTGGTCGCGGGTTGCGACAAGTCGTGGGAAACGTGCCAGGCGAAGTTCGCCAACAGCATCAACTTCCGCGGCTGCCCGCACATCCCCGGCAACGACTTCGCGTTGAGCGTCGCCAAGCAGAGCGGCGTGAACGACGGCGGGAGCTTCTTCAATTGATCGGGGTCACGGGCCGCACCGTTCGCTTCGCTCACTGGCCATGCGCCGGGGCGCGCGACGACACGCGACGGCCGGTCGGCCTTGCGGGCTTCGCCCGATGAGTGCGACGCGCGCCGAAATCGTCGCCGAGGCACGGCGTTGGATCGGTACGTCGTACCGTCACCAGGCGTCGGCGCTCGGGGTCGGGTGCGACTGCCTCGGGCTGGTTCGTGGCGTCTGGCGCGTGCTCGACGGGAGCGAGCCGGAGCGCGTTCCGGCCTACTCGGCGGATTGGGCCGAAGCCTCGCGCGCCGAAACGATGCTGGAGGCGGCGCGCCGTCACATGGTCGAAGTCGCGCCGGCCGAAGCACGCGAGGGCGACGTGCTCCTGTTCCGCTGGCGCGACGGCATGCCGGCGAAGCATGTGGCGATCGTCACAGAAGTTTCGGCTTCCCCGGCGGGCCGGAGGCCCTCCACGCCCCTTGTGGCCGGGCGCATCGTGCATGCCTATGACGCTGCACGTTTCGTCGCGGAAGGCAATCTCGCCAACGAATGGCGCAAGCGCATCGTTGCCGCATTCTCGTTTCCATTCCTCGAGGC